TCCATTTAATTCATCCTTTCTATTACCTAAAGCAGTTTGAAAATCAACTTCTTCCAAACCTTTTAATAATACAGCCCTTTTATTAATTACGGATATTGGAGAGGTTTTTATTTCTACAGCAGTTCTATCATAATTATCAATAGTCCATTCGTCACTAGTATCAACTGGAAAAGATAACAACCTAGTTGACTTCATTTCATTAGTATTATATCTCAAAGTGTTAACCAATACATCGGGCATCTCCCATTGTGTTTGCTGAATCCAAAAAGGATCATTTTTAGGCCTTAAATGTATTGTATTACCGATTAAAGCCATTTTTGCATACGGTAAAGACTTCGCTAAATTAAAAAGGTCAGCAGTAAAATATCCATAATCTAAATTATTAGGTATTCCCGATTGAGTTCCTTTAGTTACACTTATAAAACCAAAAGCAGTTTTTTCATCTAAATTAGGATTCGAGGGTAAATAAGTTACATTGTTATATTCTGAAATAGGTGAAGAAAATTCATAACCAAAATGATTAGCAATTTTACCTAAAGCATTTTTCAATAATATACCTTTATGTTCTCTTAATGGTGGTACTAATACTTCAAATAATGTTTTTGATAGTTCTATGATTGCTAAAAGAAGAATAGCTGTATAAGCAATTGATATTAGAGCTTTTAAAGCCCCCAACAAAGCAGCACCAAGAACATTACTACCAGTACCAACAAAAGCCAATAATGCAACAACCTCAGCTATCGTGTTAGCTGTCCTCTCTACTGATTCAGCTAACTCTTTAACCATTAGATACAACATAATAGAAGCCATTAAAATCTCAAATAGATTAAATTTTTTCTCAACTACATAAGGTATTTTAACATAATCAGCATCAGTAAAAACCCCTATTTCTTCTAAATAACCACAAGTAGCACCACTAAGATTATCAAAGAATGTCTTTAAATCATTATCCTTCATTATAGAAACGGTAACTTCTCCATCATCTATATTATCATTGTAGTTATCTCTGAAATCAATAAACGCTTTGAAATTCTTTGTTAATGGATTGTTATTAAACAAATTCAAATCAAATGGCATACCCTCAAAAATACCTACACCCCCATTAGTTCCCTTTTCAATCCATTCATTTATAAACTTTCTAGCCTCTAAATTAAAATCAAATTCAGTTATTGTTAAGCTAGGTTGTATTGAATCATCAGGATATTCAGCATTTATAGTTACATCTTCCCATTGTAAAGGCGCATTAAACGGTAATCCATTTAATAGATATTCTGATTCTGAATTTTTAGATACGTCTGACATTTAAAATAATTTACTTACTTCTTTTGTAACTCGATTACCCTTTTTATAAGTGTATTGAATAATCTTTTTAGCCTCATTTATTTCAACACTTCCCGTAATTGGTTGTATTGATTTAATCGATTGATTTAACTTATCTAATTTAGATTCAATTTTACTTGTATCCATACCATTTAAAACAAATGCTGAAGGATTCATAAACTCATTTGACCCATCATGTTTCATTAAATCATTCATTAAACCACTATCATGTAAACTTACAATATCCTTTAATTCATTTCGACTTCTTAATTTTCCAGTGTTTGGATCTTTCATGTCCTTTCTATCTCTAAGGCTATGAACTTGCTCATTAGGATGTAAAGTCCATATTTTACCACCTTTAGAATCAACATCACCACGAGGACCAGTGTCATCAACACCATCAAAAGCAGTTAATCCACCAGCTAAAGCCCTCAGAACACTTATATCTGCAATTGTCTTAGTCAAGTTACCATCATTAGATTGAAAAGAAGATAGTACACTAAAAAAAGCTTGTGTTCTTGCTTGTCTTTTTTGCTCCCTTTCTTGCTGCCTTGCCAATTCAATCTCTTGTTTTTGCTCAAATGCTAAACTTTCTTCAGAATCTAATTGACCTTCATTTGCTTTAGTTCTTAGCCTATCAATGTTTTCGCCAGTTTTATCTAACTGTTCACCTATTTTAGCAATTCTTTTATCAAATGCGTCATCAATAACTTCACCAATAACTTGAACAACATCGCCAATAGTACCTTTTAACTTTTCAAAACCTTTGCCAATATCATTTAACCCTTCTAACTGAGCTTTTAATTGCGCAACCCTTAATTCATCTTCTTCTCTACCTGAAAATTTCAATAAGTCTAATTCTGCTTGAAGTTGATTTCTTTTTATTGCTTTAAATTGTTCAGCTTTTTCTTCTTCAAATTCTTCTTGAGTATTAAATCCAGTCCTTTTTTGTTCAAATTCAGCCCTTGCTAAATCTGCTTCAAAATCAATTGCGCTTTTAAGTTTTTTTATTTCTTGATCTTCAGTAAATTTAATTAACCTTTCATCCTCACTTCTTATTAAATCATCTTTTACAGATTGTTCAATTCTAGAATTTGATTGTATTTGTTTTATTAATTTTTTGCTTTTTAATTCTTCTAAAGCTATTCTTTTTTCTGTTTGATCCTCTATTAAATCAATTTCTATTTTTTGAGCTTCTTCTAAAGATGAATTTACAATTCTATTTAATCTGTCAAGTTCTTCTTTTTCATCATCTAATTCAAGACTAAGTTTAATTACTAATTCTTCCGTACTTGCTCTTTTAATCTTTTCATTTAAATCACTAACAGCTTTAGATTGTTTTTCTATAACTCCAGTTAATCCTGTTTTAGCTTTCTCATTCTTATTTGTTGCGCCAGTATTTAAATTTAAAACATCAGTACCTTCTTTTACTTCATCATTTACTATTTCTAACTTAGAAATCAATAATTGATTTGCACCAATTCTTCTTTCTAATATTATACCTTCTGCAACACTTGCACCCTTTAAAGATTTTATATCTTCTCTTATTCTATTTACTAAATTATCTGCTATTGTTCTTTGTGTTTTTCTGTCTTTAGTTACGAATTCTTTTGCTATTCTATCTGTTTCTTTTTCAATAGCTTCATTACCTTTACTTAATGCTAATCCTATATCAGTTTGAAAACCTGAAATATCTTCAAAAGTTGATATTATTCCAGCTCTAGCTCCAATTGTCCTTTTAGTGAAATTACCTAAACTAACAGATAGCTTATCAATCCTGTCAACCGCGTCAATAGCCCCTTTGATAAAACCCTTAAAAATGTCAGATATTACTCCATTACCATTTTCAATATTAAGAATAAACTTTTCATAAGTAGAATCTAATATTTTCAATTGAGCGTCCATTGACTTCAATTGTTCATCAGTAAGTGTTTTTAAACTACCTTCAGATAAGTTATCAAATTCATTTGCCAAAGCAGCAGTTTTATCAACATTATCAGCCAATATTAAACCTAGTGTAAATGATTCTTTACCAAACAAATCAACTGAAGTAGCAACTTTATCCTGAGATGAATTTACTTTAAGTAATGCTTCATCAAGTGTTAACCCTTTTTCAATTAATCTAGCGAAAGACGTATTTAAAAGCCTACCAGCCCTAGCAGCTTTTATTCCATTATCTTGTAAAACACCAATTTGAGCCGATACAGTACCTAAACTTAGTCCTAAAGCGTTCGCGGTTGGAGCAACAAAACCTAAAGCATCCTTTATCCTTTGAAAATCTAATGATGTACTTGTTCTCACATTTGCTATTATATCTGCGAACTCCTGACCACTATCAGCACCTTTACCAAATGCATTTAATGTTTGACCTAAAAAATCAGCAGCCTCTTCCGAAGTAGCACCTAAAGCAATTGATAAGTCATTAACTGGCTTTAATAATAACTTAACTTCTCTTTCTGAATTACCCAATGTAAATAATGTAGAAGCTAATTGAGCAACCTCATTAGATGTTTTTATTGAGCTACCAGCAACATCAATAATTGATTTTTCTAAACTTTTTAAATCCTTTCTCGCGATACCAGTTACACCAGAAATGTTTTGAAGTTCTTTGTCAAAAGCTCTAACTCTTTCAAATGCATCTCCAATAGCTCTACCAACACCACGAATAGCACCAACAACACCCCCAGCAAATACCAATGATTTTAATGATGCGCCTACATTACTTAGAGCCAAACCATAACGACCTACATCTCTTCTTCCATCCCTTGCAGTTTTATTTATACTTCTTAATTGATTGTCTAACCTCCTAAATGTAGATAATGCTTTTTGTGTTCTATCATCAGTTTCCCCATACTGAGCAGCCAATCTTTTAAATCTTGATTGTGCTGAGTTCACTTGCTTTGTTAAAACCTTAAAAGCATTCGCACTATCAGCAGTAGATTTCCTTTGTTTCTTTGCGGCTGCAATTTCTTTATTTATCTCAGCAGTTGTTTTTTTAATTACTCCCAAGTTCTTTAACTTAGCTTTTTCTAAGTTTTTAACATCTTTTATTTGTTCCTGAATAAGTAATTTATTCTGAACATTCTGTTTATTAGCTTCAGAATTTGCAATCTTCAATTGAACCGCTAAAGACTTTTTTTGTTGCTGTATTTTTAAAGAAGCCTTTTCCGTTTCATTTAATTCTTTAACAGCATTCTTAGTTTTCTGAATACTATCTAGTGATTTATTATCTTGTGAATTAACTATTTTTTGCTGAGCCTTTGCGACTTCAATAAAACCTTTTTCTAATTCATCTAAAACTTTTTTTAACTTCTTAGCTTCATCTACCGTTTTAGTAAATAAATCATCATTAAATATATCTTTATTGGTTACTTGTTTAGCCATTGTTTGCTGAGTTTAAATAACTGTAATATTGTACAACTGTTAATTCTTTTGATTCTAATTTAAAACCGTAATATTTTGACATTTTAGCCAATAACATTTCTAATTCCATAGGCTTAGAAGTACCTTTTAAATCTTCTTCAATCTTTTCTTCTTCAATCTTAATTAGTGTTCTTAAATATCTATCACCACTTATTATAAATTCAGCTTTATAATTAGCTAATTGAATTTGATTATTTAAATCATCTAAAAATTCATCCGACAAACCAAACATTTCAATATATTCATTATATATTATTTGCCAACATTCATACAAATACTCAAAATCATTTTCATCAATTGTAATTATATCCTTTAACAACAATCTATAATCACCATTTTTGTGAATATTAAACCATACTTTAATCGGTAAATCATCAATGGACCTAAAACAATTAAAATTTTGATATTCTTTCCCTGACTTTTTCATTGATTTTTTCTATGTATAAATTTACTACTAATTCTAGATTTTCAGAAGATATACCAACTATATTATCACCCCAACTATCTTCTAGATTATCACCATCTTTGAAAGTGTCTGCTTCAATTCTAAAACCACCCTTGAAAGGAATAACATTAAACGATCTATAAAAGTCACCAGTATCTTTTAAATCAATAAGGCTTGGACTTCTTTTATTACCTTCTTTTACTGTAAAAGGTGAATAATTACCACCAATGCTACTAAGTTGTTTTCCTTCTGAATCTTCACCTAATTCAAACAATTGAGAAGTCGGTAATCCTTCAGTATTTAAACTAATTACTAATTTCTTAAATGTATCAGTCCTTGCAATATCTAAAGCTAATTCATCAACATCTAAAGATATAATTACATCTAAAACTTTTCTTATAGGTCCAAAGAACTTAGCCATTATTATATTTAAATAAAGGGATTGATAAATTAATATCAATCCCTTTTTAGATTACTTTTTTAAGTACTTTCGAGCCTCTTTTAAAGCCTCTTTTGCACCAGTACTAATTTTAGCTTTATAAACCTCCATAAATTCATCCTTTGTCATATTCCCTAATGAATCAGAATTTATTTGAGTATTGCCAAATGTTAGTATTTTGTTTTCTAACTTCTTAACTTTCTTTTCCATTAAGGAATAGTAACATCAAATGATGACAAATCAAGATTCTTAGCCAATGGTCCAACCAAAGGATTAGATACTCTTAATACATCACCAGAAGTTTCTGCTGGGAAAACAAAAGTATATAAACCTGGAGTGGTTGTACTTTCAGTAACAGAACTAATAGTTATTGTTCCTGGAGTTGGTGTAACTTCAGCCATTGAAAAATCGGCTAATGTCATACCCTCAGCAGCAATTGGAGAAGTAACACCTCCAAATAAAGTATTCAATTGAACAGTAAATTCAGTTGTAGAAACACCAGTAGGAGTTCCAGCAACAACATCTACTAAACCTCGAACACCTTTCAGCATTGCAGTTATTGAACCAGCTTCAATCATACTTAGGTTAGCATCATCAACTAAAGAAGATACAATAAATTTAATTGAAATCTTTTGTTTAGTCGTATCAGAACCTTTAATTAATCCAGCACTAAAAGAATCATCTTGTAATAATACTGGATCTAAAAATCCTGGTCTAGAACCATCACCAATTAAGTTACCACTCTTATCAATAAAGAAAACACCAGCAGTTTGACATCTCCAAGACTGTAAGTTACCTAACATTACTGGATCACCTTTAATTAAAAACCCTTCAAAAGCTCTAGCCCCTTCTTGGATAAATACACTTGAAGAATCTTCAAATTCTTCTGTAATATCATCTGATCTTTCATCAGTAATATTTTTTAAGTTTGGAGTTGGATTATATCTAGTCAAAGGATTAATATCCTTAACTAAAGCATCCAAATTCGCTTGGTCTAATATTGTACCACCAGCAGACAAAGTTGAAATATCAATTCCATTAATTGATCCATCTGGTTTTAAATAATTAACCAATAACACTTGAACGGTTACATCAAAGACACCAAAACATCCAGGTCTTCCAGTATTACCGCCACCAGTGGCACAGTTACATACTACACTCATAATTTTAATTTTTTAAGTTTAACATTTACATTTATTTACACAACTTAAATCTTCACGTATTTCAGCAAAAATTTTTAATTCTATTCCTGATAAATTACAATCAAATACGGCCTTTTCTTGTGTTCCTTCTTCAGAAACATTTATCAAAGGTGTACATTCGTGACGTATTAAATCAGTGAATAGTTTTGAATTTTTTATATTTTTAATTAATAAATCGACCATTTGCTGCATTGGATCAACAAAGTATTTATAATGGTCATCAGTTAACCAACTTGCAGAATCAACAGAATTTAAAAAGAATATCCTTAAATCTACTTCCCTATCAATCATTGATTCTTCATCTGTATTCTTACGGTCTGTTATTATTTCAAACAAGTAAGTAAAAGGACAAAGTATTGTTTTATCAGTTTGGGCATCAACTTCAGTACCAGCCATTTTTAAAGTGCCATGAATATAAGTTGGTGGTGGTATTGTAAAACTTGATGGGCTAGGAGCAATTACATGTCCTTCAGGTATAACGGTTATACTTTCATTAATAATAAAAGATTTAATAAAATAATCATTACCATCAATTGAATGAGTTTGATTAATTGATAACCACCAAGTGCAATCAGAAACTAAAGTATAAGAACCATCTAAATTATCAATAACAGAAGTAAAAATAAATTCAGAACTTAAATCATTTACAAAATCACCAATTATATCGACTGTTTGTTTATTCATTAATCTAAGTATTGTTTTTTACCGAACCATTTAACAGCTAAATATCTTAGCTTATTATCTATCCTTTTACCAAAATTACTATCATTAAGTAAGTTTGACCAGGTAAGCATTTCTTTATCTGCAAATTCTTTGGCCAAATTTACACCTATTTCTTCACTTAAATATTTTATATGATATAAATAATCGTGTACAACAGCAGCAAAGAAGAAATTACCATAGGAAGGAAAAAACCACCATAAGAATCTAGGTGCAGAACTACCATCAAATTCAAAACCCTTTGGAATAATTATAGCACTACCATCAGATAATGTAATTGATAAATTATTTTCAATTCTGAAATGACTGCTTTTTGTTATTGGATAAACTAAGTTGATCTTAATCAATCCTAACTTTAAAAGGCTTTTTATATTATCAATATCTACATCTAACATATTATGATTTTTTAGCTAGCAAAGTTTGCATCATTCCTTTAATCTCCATTGTATCAACTTTTATACCTGATATTGATGAATTTATCTGTTTGAACTCTTCAGCATTTTTTTCTATTTCTTTTTCTAGCTTGTCTTGCGTTTTGTCTATTCTCTTTTGAATAGTAGCATCTTTTTCTTTTAATAATTCTATAGAATTTTTTTCAATAGCCCTACGTCCATTCTTTGCGTTCATTAAATCTTCTTTTAATGACTTGATCTGATTACCATAAGTTTCTTTATGTGCTTTAAATTCAAATTTTAAAGTCAAGTAAGCCGTAACAGTTGCAACAACACCACCGCCAATAGTTACTAAGTCTTTAACCCCGAAAACAACATCATTCATTCCGTTAATTGGTTGTGATATTTGTAATAAATCTAACATAATTAATATACAACATTTAAAATAACATCTAAAGTTGCCTTTATTTGTGCATTCATATAAACCTCAGTACTGTTATTTATTGAAGAAACTATTGCTAAATCTCCAATATTTTTGTAATCTTTTACATCATCATTACCTAAAGTTTTCCAAAATAATTTAGCATTTAATAATCCAACTTGACTAAGTAAATACATAGAAGCATTATTTAGTAGGTTTTGCCTAGCTTTTTTATTAGATTCAAAACCTTTTACAGCGGAATAATACTTATTTAATTGTGTTTTTGATGCAGCAACAACACCAGCCGAATCATACCAATCTATATCGGTAATTCTTTGAGTTAAAACACCCGAATTAACATCTCTCGTGTAAGTCCTTCTTTCTTCTACAGCTAAATTTGTAAATACTTTTGTATTGGCATCATAATCAACAAAATATTGAACCTTAATCAGATCACCGTTTGCATCAAAAATTTCACTCTTATGAAGTCCTAAAAGATTATAATTCAACTTATCAGGATTATCAGTATTTCCAGTAGCTAAAAAAGGTAGTTGTAAAGTATTCATTAGGCTTTATAGATTTTAAGTTTTAAAATAGCATTTAACAATGTTGTAGTTCTGTTACCACCTCCAGCACCTCCACACATAACAGCTCCTAAACTTTTACCATGAACTGAAGAAGGCAAATCTATAAAACCCGATTGACCACTTTCGTATAAATCTGAAGACGTAGCAATTTTATTAAATTCAAATGGATAGTTTGGAGCATCAATAAAATCAGAATCTGTAAAATTATACAAATCTGCCCACCATGAAGAACCATCGCTAATTTTAGCTTCTACTTGTAAATTAGCTTGTATTGTATCAGAACCTTCATTTAGTTCGTTTGGCAAATCTATAAATACAGATTGGCCACTACTTCCATAAGTAGAATATTTTGAAGTTGTTGATGTAGCTGAAAGTGATAAAGGAATATTTAATTCAAGTAATCCAGTTAAGCCGATATTGTCACCAGCTTTAATCTCCCATCCACTTTGCAAAGCATTTATACCAAACAAAGCAGTACCTAAACCTTCAAAAGCATTTATAGTTATCAATCCACCATCAACAACAATTACACTGGCATCAATATCTAAAGCTATTTGACCTGTACCCATTTCAAACATATTTCTTGAAATTATTACAGTATCATAAGATGATAATGGTGATAATTTAATAGCAGTTGCAGTACCAACAAAATTTTCTAAAGGGTTATCAGTTATAAAAACATCACCATTTAATCCATCTATTTCCAAACCATCAGCACATCCACTAGATAAATTACCTCTAAATACTATTGTAGAAAACCCTGATACAATACCAATACTAATACTATTACCAAATACATTTTCAGCAATTTCAACCCTTTCAATTCCTGATCCAGTTAAATTAAGAACCTTACTGCCAACACTCACAGCAGCTAATGAAATATTTCTAATACTTAAACTGTTATTAACTGAAGTTATCATGTCACCCGTTCCAGTGTAAAATAGAACATCATTTGATTTATCAATTCCAAATATAATATTTGAAACACCACAAACAATCCTATCAGTTCCTAAAGATATTGTTCCGTTGATTTCATATGAATAATTGTCAACTAAAGTAATTACACCCCCAACTGGAGAAGGTAAATCTGATTTAGATTTTACTAAAACATAATCACTTCTATTTGCACCACCACCGCCAATAGTTATAGTCTGAATAACACCATTTAAACATCTTCTATACTCTTTTAGATCATCCCTATACCAAGTAAGACCATCTATTAAAGTTGTAGGGTCAGACGTTAAACCATCATATAATATTCCGTTTGAATTAATCATTAGTTTTCTCCATGTTTAGTTGCTGTCCATCTAACAGATGTTAAATCATTGATATTATTTGCATCCATATTTATTATAAAACTCCCAGCTAAAATACTTTCAATTACTGGTGTAAAAGAAGTTCCATTTATAGTTTCACATGTAATAATAGGACTGTAATTAACATCACTAAAAGCAGTTGCAAAATTTACAGTTGCAATCTTTGGGTTGCCACTAAATGAAACATTCAATGTTAAACCTGATTTTGTTTTTAATATATCTGAAGTCAATGCAACAACACCATCCTTATCTTGTAATGATTGTACCCTATCAGCAGTTGGTGTAGTGTGATTTAAAACAGTTTCAAATGCTTCATTAAGTTTATTTAGAATAAATCTATTTGAATAAGCAGATTCATCAGTTTTTACAATAATAAGTTTACCACCTATTGATGTTGAATCTTTTACATTTTGTTTAAATGTAGTTCCTGAAGATGAAACTGAAGTAGGGTAAGAACCTCCAAAATTAATAGTAGTTCTATCAGATAATAAATTATCATACATTTTCAGTTCTCCAAGCCTTGAAAAACCTACCGTATCAAACATTATCAATCCAACTCTATTAGAATCAATAGCTTCAATTGAAATATCATCAGTAGAAGAAACAATAGACCCTCTCCCAGTAATACTAAAATTTAATCTTTCTCTATCTGATGTAATACCAAACCTATCAGCATAATCATTGATACGACTATTTTGAGTACCAATAACAAACTCCGTTCCGTCACCTTGTTTAGCCCAATCTCCATAAGGTGAGTTAATGTCTGATACCATTCCAGCCCATTGTATTTCAGTTGAAGCCCCATTAAATGATATTGCTGTAATAGTATGAACCCCATCATTAACATTGCCTTGTGTATCTATAACTTGTAGTTGATCGCCAACAATATAGGTTGAAGTTATGTCAAATGGTGTAGTATATGCAAATCCAACTAAGTTAATAGGTGTGTTTGTTGCCCCATTAAAAGAAACTCTAGGTAATCCATCATCATTAAAAATAGTTGCATTTAGATTAATTTCAACACCACCAATAACTGTGTTTTTAATTACTTGATCTAAATCAACTAAAATATCATTTGAACCAGTAGTATTACCTTCAATTAATACACTTTCTAAATCTTGTGTATTAGCATTATCAATTAGACTTTGTAATTCAGCAGAAACTTCATCAAGTCCTGAAACCCAATTAACACCATCAAATAAATAAGTACCTTTAGAATAGAAAGTTCCTAACATTGAACCAGGCAACCACGCAGTACCTTGACTATTCTGAACGTATGCCAATGATAAAGTTGTAGCAGTTGGATAAGCTAAAACTAAAGCATCGAAATCTGTGAAAATTCCTAAATACCCAACACCCGAACCTCCACCAGCATCTTCACCATGTATTACCGTTCCAATAGCCATTAATTAGATTTTAAAGTGATTTCAAATTCAACAGTCCCACTAGTTTCTGTCTTAGAATCATAGTTTATTCTCATATAAGTCCATGAAAAATGAGTATCATCATAAGCATCAATTACTGGAATATTCAAAGAATTAGTTTTGTAATTATAAAAAGTGTTGTTATCATTTGATACTTCAATGGTCCATGTAGAATCACTAGTTGTTAGTCCAACTTGATTAACAAATACACTCCATTCATAAGGAAAACATATTTCCTGGGGTAATGAAATTTCTGAAACAGTAGCATCATGTGATACACCATCAGTAAAAACGAATTTATATTTTTGTGGCTTACTCATATTTTTAGATATATCCTATTAAACCTTTTGATTGACCATTATAATTGTTATAATCATAATTATCTGGATTACTACAAATATACCATTGAATAGAATTATAAGTATCTATACCAGTATTGTAGTTTGTTATTATGTTTGTTTGAGTTGTTAATGCTCCATTTGAATTTGCTTGATCGTTTATTTGTGGACCTCCAATATTGTTTTTTACTGGTTGATCCCTAACATACTCAAAGTATACAAATAAAGATAGCATTTCCTTCATACCCTCACTTCTATGTATATGACATGAATCATCTTTGCAAAACATATTCCATATTGAAATAAACTTTGGATCAGTTGGAACATTTCCCAATATAGAAAAATCAGTTGCAAAATCATTATACAATTCACACCCTAATAAATCTTGTAAGTAGATAACTTCAAACTTATCTAAATAAGATTGAATATCACTTTTAGTGAATATGTCTTTAGCCGTTTTAGTTTGGCCTTTTAAATCTGATTCCTTAATGTATATTGACATCTATTTCTTTTTACTCTTTCCAGACTTCGATTGTTTTGATTGTTTTTTCTTTGAAACTTCTACACCAATCAATGAAGAAGCTTTTTGCTTTTCCACATCGACCATGATAATTTCATCAGCTAATTCAATATACCCTTCAGTCATCCAAACATCAGCTATGTGCTTCCTAGCCATAACTTCAGTGCCTTCTTTTATTCCAGCTGGATGATCTTTAATAAATCTTACTTTCATAGTTAACGGTTTTTACCACCAAAACCCCACTACTTTCATAGTGAGGTGTTGGAATGGTAATTAGGATATTACGGTTTTGTAATAGCAATAATTGCAGCATCTATATCTGGAACGTGTAAGAACGCATTAGCATCAACATTTCTTACTAAAAAGTTTAATCTTTCGTAAGCCTTAACAGTTACCAACTCTTTCTCAAAGTTATCATTGTTTTCAAATCCAAATTCAACAGTAGTACCTCTTCTAGATACAACAGTTCCTTTAGAAGAATCCATAATATACATTTGATTAGCTGGAACTAATGAATTAGTCATAATTCTAACAGCACCAATATTCATTCCATCTGAAGTGATCCAGTTAGGGATTAAATAATTGTTGTTAGCATCTTTTTCTAATGTCATTAAACACTTATCAGCTGGATTCATTAAAGCAACATTTGCTCTAAATTTGTTATTTAACCCAGCATCATCAATTAAACAAGAACTAACCTGTACTAAATCAACTAAAGTTGGTACTTGTACACTTGTAGCATAAGCACCAGCAGCAAAAGTTGAAGCAATAGCAGCAACAGAATTTAACTCAGGATAAACATCAGTACCTAATAATAGACCTTCATCTACTTTTAAAGCAACATCAGTAGAAACTAAATCTCTAATTTCTCCTGAAACCCATTCGTAATCATCCATCATGTCGATACATACATCAACATAATCACGAACTTTAGTAATCTGTAGTGTTCTAACTTTATATGTAACTTTAGATAAATGAGTTGAAGCAGCACAACCAGCAACATTTTTAGCATCTCTTACAATAGTTTCTTGATCATTGTATTTGATATACTCTTTTGTAGTATTTCTTTGATTGAACAAAGAACGCATGAATGTTTGTCTAGTAGCTAATTGACCAACACCAGGAACCATTTCAGCAAAATCAGTACCACTATCAATATCAGCAGCAGATTGAGAAGCCTTAATTTCTAATCTAATATTCTTTTGACTAGATTCAGAAAGTTTTTTTAACTCATCAGATTTTTCAGTTAAAGCATTATAAAGAGCAGTTTTAAAAGATACACTTTCGCCTACTGTTTTAGCTTCAACTTCTTTAGCTAATTTAGCAATCATTCCACCTTGTGTTTCAAGGCTAGATTTCATTGCAGAAATGTTAGCATCCTTAAGAGCTTTAATTTCTAATTCTAATTCATCGGTTTTAGCACCTTCTTTAGTTTTTTCTTCTACCAATTTATTGATAGATTTTGTTTGCCATTCTAATAATTCAGCAAAATACTTTGCATTATCTTCTTCAGTTAGCTTTGCTATTTCTTCAGAAGATTTCACTTTAAATTCTTTCATTTTTATAATGTTTTGAAAGGTTAGTAATAAAATTAATTTGTTTTGATCCTTCTTCATCAGTATCATTATTAGATGGCTGAATTTCTTCAGTATCCTTTTCTGATGGCTCGACTAATTCCAAATCGGTAATAATTTGCTTCATCTGTAGTAACTCCATCATTAAAGATGACTTCATTACCTTAGATTCCACGCTTGATTTAAGTTGTATTTTTAAGTTATCTAACCTATCATATAAATTAGATTTAATCTTTTCATTTTTATCTTTTGACTTACTACCTATTGTCGGTGTAAGTTCATTAGCACCATAAGAAACTACGCTAATCTCAAATAATTCAATCTCTTTAATTACCCAGAAAAAACCAACTTCATCAGCCTTTTCAGGATTCAATGCTTTAGGGTAAAATTCATCCCACGCTTTACGTTCGACTTCATTAGTAGAGTTTGCAACAGCCTTAACTAAATTAACATATCTGAAACCGATTGAATGATTATCATATAATCCTTCTTGGTAGTTTATTAAATCATCATCACCTTTAGATGTAGATGGTATATGACTCTC